TCACTTCCATCATAACTTCGTTTCGTGCTTGAGCAGACATGTGCTCTACAATATGTGCCTGTAGAATAGTTGCCACTTGAAGATTATTTCTTACCAAGAAAGAACTCATAAATGCTCTGTGCGCTTCGATGTGAGCTTCATGATCTTGCTCTGGGAAAACCACCAATGCTTGTAGTCGTAATGCTTGTGCATCTTCTAAGCCTGGATCAATAGGCATAGGTTTAGCAGGAGGAGGCAGTATTGCTTCTACCTGTTGTACCCCTAACGCCATATACATTCTTCTGTATGCTTCGTATAGGTTGTGAACCTGGGGGTTGCTTTGTGCTAATTGTAATTGTGTTTGAGCCAACATAATTCTTTGACTCATAGAAAAAATGTTAGGATCAGATACGGGCATGACGTCTACTCTCTCGTCAAAGTCTGTAGCTTTAATTGCTCTGTTGCCACCTGATACATTGTATGGATATTCAGGAGGAAGAGAGGTTGCAAATAATTTTGCTAGTAATTCAAATTCTGCTCTTTGTGCGTTATGACATCTTTTGTGAATAGCGCTCATCACTTTAGAGCCTTGCTCTAATAATGCCATAGTAGTTCCAACAGGATTGGCTTGTGATCCGTCGCCCACTTTCATATCAGCGATAGCTGCGAATCTCCTTCCTGCGTCTACTACATAACCCAATAATTGAAATAAAGTTCCGTCGGGTCCTTTGTAAGGAAGAGGCATTAATGCATTTCGTAAATCTCCTCCTGGTGCATCAACGTCTCTAAATTCACCAGGCATAAGAGGCTCTTCATCATCTCTGACACGAAGTCCTCTTGATTTAAATCCAGCAGGCAAGTTGGATAATGTACCTGCATCGAGCAACGCTCGTAGTGCTGCCGTTGCAGTTCTTGTCAAACCGCCTAGCATGTGCACTAAACCAAAACCATAAAATCCGAGACCAGGTAAAAACTTGTAGTGAACAAAATATTTTTGTCTCATGAACATCGGATCGTTCTGTAAGTAGTTTCGGTAGATAGATAAAATTTTTCCGTTGCCTTGTTCGAGTGTCACAACGTAAGGAAGTTTTAGTCCTGTAGGCTCCCCATCTTCTCCTGTATCTTCATATCCTTCTAAGTTTAAATCGACATGCATTTCTAGTAATTCATACTGACCTGCGTATGCAGATTTTTTAACACCTTCGAGTTCGTCGTACTTTTCTTGAATGTCTGAATAAGTGGAATACAATTCGTCATCGTCTTCCATATCAATGTCTCTGTAAAAACCAGAAATCATTTGTCTCTTCAAATCATTAGGAGAAATTTTTATTACATGAGTAATTCTTTCTGCGTCGTCTAATTCTGATGCACCATAGTTGACAACTAAATCTTCACTAGGAATAAATTTTGCACAGGGTCTTGACATGTTGCCATCGTAGTAAACTTTTTTAAAAGCACTTCCCGCTAGAGGTAGGTGAAATAAAAGCTGATCCATTTCGGGATCGTACTCTTTCATCTTATACATAATTTGGTAGTTCATAAAATCTTTAACACGCTCCGCTTGTTGTTCGACAGCATCGTTGACTTCTCCGATGATCGAAGTTTTAACGGGACCGCCCGCAGGTAGGAGTTCTTTGTAAGCTCCTGCTTGAAACTGCGTAACGGCCTCGGCGAGTAGTGGATGAGAAACTGATGCAGCACCTCTGAAAGGCTCGCTGACTTCTGTATATTTAAAACCTAATAAATCTAATCCTTTAATGTAAGATTGTTCCCAATCTCTTCTTGATGTTTGATCTACTGAGAATTGTGATCTCAGTTCATTGGAAATTTTTGCTAATGTTTCTTCTGGAACTTGTTCGGCTAAGTTGTCGGCGAATCCGTCTCCAGTGTCCTCGGGCGACGGACCAAGGTTTGCTATCTCTTCTTCGTCTGTCTCAACTTCTACCTCCATAGGAGTGACTACTTCTTCAGTTGTAATCTCTTCTTCGACACCTGTTGGTGCTTCGTTTAATGTTTTATCAATATCAGCCATTTAGTATTTATACCCTATGATCCATAAAAAGCAATCTTACGCTTCGGCAACCAATTTTCTACAGGCTCGTCATCTTCGTGTTGTAACGCACCAAACTGTCTATAACGCATCAATGCTTGTGTCGTACTATCAACGTAGTCGTCGTTTCTACCATAAGGGAAAGCTGCACATTCTTCAATCAATTCTTCTGCCCATTTATAATTAGGGTACCAAACCATACCTGACTCAAATAACGGAGATACAGAA